AAGAATGCCACTGGATCTACTACTAGATTCATTGAGATTTCGTTAGTTGCTGTTGTTGGAACTTGATACTTGGCTGTACTATCTAATTGACTCCAAGAATGGATGTCGTTTGCGTTTTTCATCTTTACATCGATTAACGCTGGAATTGACAACTTGCCAGTGCCTAAGGCGATAGCAGTTGGAACTCCGTTTGTCAATGTAATGGTACTGGCATCAGCACGGTCGATGTTAACGACAATCTGTGTTACCGAGTTACCTGGTTGTGGGTTAATGTATGACATTATTTTTTCCTTTTATTGTGGTATTAATTTTACAAAGTGGAACAAGAATTCAGTAACTAGAGCATCTTCCATAAAGTGAGTCTGAACAGTTACTAAGCGTTGTGTAACGCCCTGAACATTAAGCTCAGGTGTAAGTCTCGCATCCTTTATAGTTTGTACTATAGCTTCATAATTCGGTAACACCTGCTTGGCATCTGTAACGAGGAACGCACGGATATTTGTATGTTCTTGTGTTGCCCCACTACCATCAAGAGCGTTGAGTGCTGTGATTTGATTCACTTGGTCAACATCCACATAAATGTGTTTTTTATTCTTGATATAAATGGGATCACGATCATTTACATACGGCAATGTAGTGGCCACTATCGCTGGCGATAAAGCCTTCTTATTAGAATTCAGATAATCAACAATAGCTGTTCTCATCTTGTTCTATGTAACCTCATTGCTCCAGGTTTTTTCTCACTTGCGGTGATAGAACCCTGATTCAGTATGTCGTACCAATCACCAACATTGATCAATTCCTCGAACAACATTTGGTATTTCTGTTGGTAAAATCCAATCTTGGCACGCTCAGCATTATCTTCCTTGCTAAAATCAGCGATCTTAGGCAATATAAAATAATAAAGTGCGTAAAAGACACAAAGATAAGTGAAATCTTGTTGTCTTACTAGGATTTGATTTGGATTAACATCTGGAACATCGCTAGCACTGGTAAAACTAGGGCTAACTGTTTCCTGTAGATATAAATCTCTCCACCAATCAGTGTATTTGATAGCATACAAGATTCGTTGAGTACTCTTGGTTAAAAGATCCTCAACGATATCATCCGTGAGGCCTTCGTTGTTCTCGAATAGACGCTGGTCCATGTCAAGAACATCCTGATATTCTGCGAAACTTGTTACAGTTCCGCTATTATTAGTAATGAAGGCCATCTTCAGTCCTTATTAAGCGATGTTGATAGTAGATGTAATTGTTACACCGTGTAATGGGTTAAGAGTTGTCGCACCAGCAACAGCCTTTAACACAACATCGGTAGCACGATAAGCTGGTAGATACAATGTGTTCATATCAATTGAACCACGCATAGCATGACCCAAAGCTGTACGAGCAAATACACCGTTAGTAGCATCAGTACCTGACACGCTAACTAAAGCACTTTCGTAAATTTCGATACCAGCGATTGTACCAACATAGAAACCACGCAATACATCATTACCCAAATCACTTAGGTTGCCCAACTGTGAACCAGCTGTAGCACCACTGTATGGCAATGTTGTTGTTAGGTTCTTCTTCAAGCTGTAAGCGGCACCTGGGTGAACCACAGCATAGAAAGGACCTGTCAAGCGTTGTTCGCGTAGGCTAGCAGCCGCTTTCAATAGATCATTAACTGATAATACATGTCCGCTAGCGCCTAGGTCAGGAGTACCAGTTGAATTAGCAACATAGTTAGCGGCAAAGCTACCCAAGTTACTGAACACTTGGCGGTCCATTGATTCAGCAATAGCACGACCTGACTGATCACCGATTTGACTGAATACATCGCTGTAAGCACTATCACGGATCATGTCTGTAATTTGGTGATAAACCACATGCTCAGCCAAACTAATTGTGGCAGCGTTTGTATTTGTTTGGTGTGCTGGGCTTGAGCTCTCATCAGTGATAAGATCAGCTGTTACACGATCCCAAACTGGCACTTGTAAGTTCTTACCAGAGTGGATTGGAGCATCGAACACAGTAACTAATTGACGAGCTACTGATGTTTCATATGCTTGGTATTGCGCCTGGGTAACCAGGTTGGCAAACAGTTCGCTATTAAGCGAGGTATTAATGTTTGATGGATATGACATTTTTAATTTTCCTTAAAGGTTATATTCTTTTTTGAGCTTGTGCTTGTGCCCATATCTTACGGTGGGCGGCTAGACTCATATCTAATTTTGAGATATCAATCCCTTCACTAGGACCTTGATTGATATTGCTCCTACTGTTGACTGTAGCAGGTGTTGCCGACACAAAGTGCGGATTCGAATCTAAAAATTCGCGTACTAAATCGTCAACACCTAATGGTTCACCGCGGTCATTATAACGAACGGTTCCTCTATTATCTACCACTTCAACTTCACCATCATCATTTAATCTTACATTGTTTGCTAATAGAGCTTTTACCTGATCAGCGTTCACAGCACGGTATTTGGCAGCGGCACTGATGAGAGGACTATTAACCTTGTATTCTTTAATAATGTGGTCTCTCTTTTGGATCTCTTGATCCTTTTTATAAGCAAGTTCTTGTAGAGTCTTTTCAAACTCCCCACGCTTCATTTGTTCAGCTTGACGGCGTTGTTCCGCTTCAGCTTTCAATTGACGAAGTTCTTCAGGATCGCCCAAGTCCTCGTAAGGTTTTGTGGCTTTCTTCAATACGCTGGACTTCATTCGAGCCATCATATCATCGACTTCTTTTTGTGTGTAAGACTTTGCTTCTTGTGCCTGGCTTTCACTAGCTTGTAGTGCCGCGTCAGTAGCGTTTGGTGTTGCCATAGAATTGTATGAGTCCATGTTGCTCTCGCCTCCCTTTAGAGTAATATGTTATTTATTAACACCGATCCAAGACCGGTATCAAATGGCAGAATTAACCGCCTCTTCCTGTCTTTTTCATTGGAACGCTATGCGACATTGCGGCACGAGCGCCATGATAATTCTTTTGTCCTGGAGCGGCGCCTTTGCTACGAGCAATGGCTCCAATAACTCCTGCGGGTACACCAGCGGCTTTAAGTTGTGCGGCACGACCGCCATGACCTAAAGCATTTGATTTACCTTCGAACTTGCCTGATTTTTTAGTATCCATGATACTCTCCTTATTTGTAACTTTCACTTGGTGTTTCTGGCTTGCCTAACTTGCCCCAGAACTTGTCCTGCTCAGGTGTTGGCAAACTGGATTCCAACATCCAACACAATCTATGAATGGTCTGTAGGTAATCGGCCACAATGTTTTGTAGACCATAATCCTTGTCAGCACCAGTCATGTCAAACACTTCATTGGCATTTGTGATCAAGGTATCAAGATTTTGGTATAAAATCTTGACCATTTCTTCAGCATTGGGAGCAACTGTTTCATCTTTGATATCTGCTAGATCTATGATTCTAGCCAGACTAAACGGAACTACCTCACGGAGAGTTTTTAAGCCTTCCGCAAGAGTATCGATTTCTTCTTGTAGTTCCTCGTAGACCTTTTGAAATAACTTGTGATTACTGTAGAATCCCATGCCCTGAACATTCACATGAAAACCATGTGCTTTGGTATAGAGAATAAAGTTGTTGGCCCAAAGGCGTTTTGTTGAGTCTTGTAGTGACATATTATTTTCCTCGGGCTATCTTGGTCATATGATTATGAACACGGCCTTCTACACCTTTCTTCTTGGCTGTATGATGAGCTGTGTTTAAGGCGATAGCTACAGCCTGTGCGTGTGGTTTACCCGCTGCCATCTCTGTGGCGATATTTTGACCTATGGTCTTAGCTGAGTATCCTTTGATAAGTGGCATTGCTATCTCCTTAAGCGTATGTGCTAGAATCCTGATCGCCCATAGTATGAAGTATTTCGCCCTGACGGTTATACAGTTTGGTTGTATAACCATCGCGGTGTTCATTCTTCATGTAATTACGAGCATCCTCTTCACGAGTAAAGAAGCGTTCAATGGTTTCAAGCCTTCCAGCTATCCATTTGTGAATCTGAACTTTGTGATTGGTAACCATGGTTTATTTCTTAGCTTCAAATACTGGATTGGCAAATTCAGCTAGATCAATCTTCTTGATCATTTCATCAGATTCCATTGGACTCCAGCTTGGGTTATAGTCATGTCCTGAACCGATTTTATTATCAGTACGAGTTTGAGCGGCTGTGACTTCTGGGATAGCCAGTTTCACATCTTTTGGTATTGAACGAACTCCGTCAAACATTGCTGAATTTCCGAATTGTTCTTGTTGTTTTGCGTTTGGATTATTTCCGTTTGGTAACATTGGCATATTAGCCTCCTTTAGTTGGTTTAAGTGGATTTGGCCCTACTTTCGGTGGCCAGTTTACATACAATGGCTTCTTGACAGGATCCACTCCTGCTGGGAAATTGTATTTCTTTTGAGCGGCGCTTTGTAAGGCACCATACATCTTGTCGCTATTGGGACCATAACTGTCTACATTCTGTTCAGGCATTATTTCGCCTCGGGTATTCCAGTTCAAGGCCTGTGCTGGATTGCCCATGTCAGTCTCAGTAAATGGTTTACCTGGCACAATCATAGGCGCACCTTGTCGTCCCATAGGTGGTTCATAGTTAGGTCCAGCAAATAGATTCATCTCACTAGCGTGATAGTCTGTTGGGACAGTATTGCCACTGTGTGTATCTATTTGTGTACCAGCACGGATTCGCTCCCGGGCATTTGTTGTCACATTCTTTTGAGGTTTCATAATTTGTTACCTGTGGTCTTGGCACTGGTCTTCATATTCAAATTGGGCATACTCAATGTAGATTTGCCTGCTGGTAGATCTAATTTGATATTGCCCATGTCATCCACTGTGGCAGGTCCAGCGGCACTGGGTTCAACTTCGTCCACATTGTAGTTGCTGACTTCTCTATCAAGTTCTTCTTGATCTAGACTAGGACCAGCGGCTTCGATTGACAAGTCCTCTGCTAATAATTCAATCAACTTGCGGTCAATCATGGCCAATACATCTGGACTTGTAGCTGACGCTTTGGCCACTTGTAATTTAGTGTACTCAGCGTTCTTGTCCTGTATACCATATGAATCTTGATACTTAATTTCGCCTGTCCATTCTCTAGCCTGATACATGGCAAATATTTCCCACATTTGTGTTTCAGCGTCTTCTAGATTACCAGCCATCTCAGCCAGTTTGGCATTGAGCAATTGAAATTCAGTTGCCATTGCCACGCCTGATAATAGTTTCTGTCCACTAGCACGAACACTACCAGTATTGGCCATTAGATCAATAGCGGCTGTGGCGTGGTCAATACTTTGATATATTCCGCCTATTTGTGCGCCTGAAGTTTCTAACAAATATGGTTTTAAGCCTGGATCTAGATTCTCTGGCATGGCAACTATGCTGCCAGCACCAGCTGAGGCCATAGTTTCGTTAGTCTTTACCAACGAAGGGTGATTGTCTAAACGGATTGCCTGTTCTACTTCACTGAGTTGATTATAGATAAATTGTTGTGTCTTGGCAATGTCCTGTATGGCACTAACACCAAAGCCTCTAACAAGACTTTTTTGATTGTAAACAATAACTAGAGGAATCATGCCCAAGTTGTTAGGCACTACAGTTTCAGCTAGTTCTTCACGAGTGTCATAGTTGACTTCATGTGTGGTGATAGTTTCTGTGGTCCATTCTTTAACAGTTTGTACTGAACCGTTGATTTCTTCCACATATTTCACATACACTAATTCGTAGCGTCCTGTCGCATCACGCTCCCAACGCCAGTCTATCATGACCAATGGTGATAGAATATTAGCATATGGTCTAACACCCACAGCCTGTTCATCGGCCTTGGTAATAGCACCTATGTCTGGTTTGCTTAACAATACCCAGCAATGTCCAAACACACTGGCCCAGGTTGAAACTTCTTTCATAAAGGCATCAAGATCGCGGCCATCAAGGTCCGCATCATTCAAGAAAGCTAGTGTTTCAGGAAGGCCTTCTAGTGTGCCAAGATCACGCTCGGGTTTTTCCTGGAATAGAAAGCTGTTGTAGACATTGATGACCGACTTACAATGGTTATGGAGAGGGGTTTGCTGTAAGCGTTGTCCATACTCCATGTCTGTTTCTAGTTGATATCTAGTGAGCAATTGATAGCGTTGATAATCCTCACCGCCCATATAGCTTACTAATAAGAAGCGCCAGTTGGCACGGTTATAGTTGTAGAATCTGTTGGGACTGGCAATGCGCCCCAGCTGTTCATCAACAATTTGAATTATACTCATACTCTCATTCCTTGAATTGTAGGGCCTTTGTAGACGCCCTGATGTCCCCAACGCTGTGTAGTCACTGGGAACTGACTTGTATCTCTTCGCACTGGGAACAAATAATCGACCAAATAACCCAATGCGTCATTCATATGATCGTAACCACTATCCTTGTCAGGCTGTACTGTGCCTTCTTTGTAAGTGTGTCGTTCTAAACTCTCGATAGTGTATTTACACTGATTGGCGATAAAGAGGTGTCTTTTACCGTCAGAACCGCATAGTCTAGAGTTGACAGCGTTTATTCTATCTCGCACCTGAGTGTGGCTGTTGGGTGCCTTGACAACGAATCCATTATTACTGAGGATGCTGAGGTCAGTGGCTCCTCCTGCTGAAGTTTTACGCTGTCTTGCGGCTGGATCAGGATAGACCCAGATTCGACTCTTTGGATATCTGCTTTTAAGCTCGTCCGCCATCTCCTGCGTGTTAGAGCTGAACATTCTAATTTCGTCCACAATATAGAGGTCATCGTTTCTCCTTATGGCTATCACAGCACTCATTGGATCAATGTTAAAGTCCATACCCACATAGATCACATCTGTGTTTACAGCCTCAGGCATTGTGTAGGTATTCGCCTTGCGATCAAATGCGTAATAGATACGACCACTGTAAGTTTCAAAGGTGGCCATAAACTCTTGACGAAACTGTCGCTCATCTAGATCACGCATAGCGGCATCTATTTCAGCTTTTGAAACTTGTCCGCCATCTATGGTTGTGTATTGAAAGCTCTTCCAAGCGTCGGGGAACTCCTGTTCCATTTGATACAGTTCATAGGCCCAGTTTGTGATACCTTTGGGAGTACCAATGAACATGGCTTTACCTTCTCTGTCAGCCAATGTAGGGCGTAGCACTTCAAAGAACGCTTCTGGATCCACATCGGCAAACTCATCCATGATCAAATAGTCAAGTCCAACTCCACGCAGGCTGTCTTCATTGTCTGCGCCTTTGAGAGCTATGGTTGATCCATTTTTGAGCAAGATGCTGAGTTCGCTTTCGTTAGCTTTACGAATCCATTTGAGATCAGTTAGTTTATTTTTGAGCTTGCGCCAAACAATCATCTTGGCCTGTTTGTATGTTGGAGCCACATACCAAACTTCTTGCTCAGGTACCCGTGCGTGATAGCACAATTCGCGAATGGCCAGGTGAGTTTTTCCAAAGCGCCGACCTGCTACAACAACCTTGAACCTATGGCCATCATTCGCGATAGTTTGTTGTGGAACGCTTAATGTCATCAGTGGAAATATTTGATTATGGTTTCGAGATGGCCGAATACAAGGCTTAATAAGGTAAGAATCGCGCCTCCTAGCCACATACCTTTATTTTTGAACAACATCAGTTCATCCAACTGTTTCATAACTTTGGCATGGTCTCGGGCATTTTCTTCACGATAATCATCCAACTGTTTCATCATCTTGGTATGGCTATCGTCGAGACAATGTTTAAGATCATCAATACCTTCTTTGAGACTGTCTACTTTGGTTTCAACTACCGCAATGCGTTCAGGTATAGTGGCCATAGATTAAAGGTCGTTGTCTGACCAGGGTAAAGGAGCGTTTGCGGCTGAATCCTGGGGACTGTCGCTTTGTCCCAAGATGTTTTTGCCCAGCCAAATCAGCATGGTAGCATTACCGCCCATTGCTATCTTGAGTTGTGCCGCTCTCAAACGGCGTTTCAACTCAGCGCGACCTTTTGCTATATAATCCGCAAAGTTGTATTTTAGAGTATCTGGCTTGACTTGAAACCAATCACTCATCTCTTCTAATGTACAGCCCATAGCGGCCAGCTTCCATACTTCATCAGGAGGTACTACTTTCTTGGTTGCGCCACGCCCTACTACCAAG